CACAACTCGCCGCTCTCTTTGTTCAGCACCAAGAACCCGCCCTTGTCTGTACCCTCTGCCGCTTCGTAACCTGCAAGCTGACCTAAGTATCCAAATGGATCATCCTCTGACAAGCGACCATCACGAAACTTATTGAATGCAAAGCGGGATGCAGTCTTAACATCAACCACTTCGCCGTTAATCTTGCAGTCCATATGACCTATGATACCCTTAACGGATACTTCTTTCTGCTCGTCTGTTACTTTGTGTCCTGCCATGCGTACTAGCATCAACACAATCTCTTCAAGTAAGTGGCCGTATAAGAATTTAATCTGTGTTGCCCCATCAATGCCACCTCTTCCTTGAGGATCACGCTTTTCATACCACAACTGGCGCGAAGGTTTCCCTACATTTGACATGCGAACAGTGAATTTATTGTCACGTTCTCTAGGTGTAGACCAAGACATTAAAGCATTCTTCATGTCAGCCACTGTTTTATCTATCTCTTCTTCGGTCAACGGCAAAGGTACGCCATCTGATAAGCTCTCTAAATGTTTATAGATGTCAGGTACTATAGTATTGAGTTCCATTTTACTCGCCTTCTATGTCTTTGATTATAGTCTTTATTGTAGTTAGGTCTGTCTTAAACCATTCACTTGAGTTTTGTACACCTTTAGATTTTAGTTGTGTGTGTGCAGTTTTCTCAGCTTCTCTTCTGTCTTCAAAATACTTACAGTATTCTACCGTATAATCTCTAAAAGGAGAAGAGGTTTGATACCCCGCACATCTATCATATGCATCTAAAGCCATGCCTACTTTGAACCAACCTTCCCAAGCAGGATTAGATACAACGTACACATAACCTTCCTTAACACTAGCGTAGTTATTTAGCGAAGCGAATGCCGCGCCTTCAAAAGTTTTATATCTACCTGCTGTATGTAAAGGATCGAACTTTGAGATCTCTTTATTATTAACATACATGCGCTTAGCATCTCTAGCCTTTACTGCTTCAGGATTATCTTTGTAGTAGTATGGCTTTCCTGTACGTGGGTTAATTTTTGTTTCAGTTTTAATGTGTTTCACTCCAGTTACTCCCTACGTTGTAGTCCCCATCAAGAGGACAATTAAGATTAAAGATTTTACCTGCTCTAACAATAGCTTCAACGCCTAGTTTACCCACAGCGTCTGCGTGATCTTCGCGGCATTCTATCTGCCACTCATCGTGGACGTTAGCTACAAACTTAGCATCCAGTTTTTTATTTATAAGCATGTCATTTAAAAGTATAACTGCTTGCTTCATAACTATTGCGCCTGCGCCCTGTAACAATGTGTTCAGTGCAGCGTGTTCTGATCTAACTGTCAGCCGTCTACCGTCTAGTGCTTTAATGAATCCTGTTTTAGCTTCTCGTTGTACGCTATCTGTAAGCTGTTTAAATGATGGGAGATTATCAAAGAAGCGTTGTCTAAGTCCTTTCCCAACCGTTCTACTTCCTCCAACCACTGACCCAAGCTTAGCATCTCCTGCTCCGTAAAGTAACGCATAGATGAAAGTTTTTGCCTGACTTCTTGATTCAATTCTAGCAAGGCGTTGATTAGTGGTGTGTATGTCTCCGTTAAGGATTTCATTAGTATAGCCCTCGTCATTTAATTCATGTGCCAGCATCCTAAGTTCCAACCCACTTGCGTCAATCCCCACAAGTCTATAGTTTTCAGGTACTGTCCAACAAGCACGACAATCTTCACCATAGGGCGAGGTACTGCTTGGAATCTGTGCCATGTTAGGATGTGAGTGTGTCATTCGTGAAGTTACTGCACCGTTAGGATTAACATAGCCGTGTACTCTGCCTGTCTCTTCGTCAAGTTCCTTGATCCAACTCTTAGTTTGTGCCAAGCGTTTCTGTAACATAAGATACTTAGCAATCATGGCGGCCTGTGGAATACCCTTAACTCTATTTAAAGTTGACTCATCTACAATAGGTTGTCCTGTAGGTGTGTGCTTTTGAGGCTTCCAACCAAAACGAATTAGGTACTCGCCGATCTGTTTACGTGAGCCTAAGTTAAAGGGTGTTTCAGTTTTACGTGCGATGGGCTTAGAGTCCATGTCACAAAGTATACGTTCATACTCATCGTCTGTTAGCCTCGTTCCTTTGCCGTGTTGATCTGTTGCTGTCTTAGCTACTGCACCTGTCGCTGTGTACTTAGGTGTTAGTATTTGAGTAGTGACTACAGGTCGGAACTCTTCCTGAACCTCTTGCTCTAAGTCATGTAGCTTAGTTTCAAACATAGCCATCAAGCCCATAACTTTCTGCACATCTAATAAGAAACCGTTGTTACGTTGTTGATCTATGATCTTAGCTACGCCGTGTTCTATCTGAACTGACTGCGGTGTAAACCCACGGCTCTCAAGCTTGAGTGCTTCATAGACTTTAGTGTTGAGCAACACATCATTCTTGCAGTACTCTAGCATCTCAGGCTTGTAAGAACTCCAAGCATCTTCTTGTTTTCCGAAGTCTCCTTTCTTAAAACCCAATCTGTAGCCCCATCCTTCAAGGCCGTGGTTCCCTTCGCGGGTTGGTTTAAAGAGCCTTGATAGTACCAAGGTATCAACGATCTTCTTGTTGAACAGATCAATACCTGCTAACTTTTTTATTACTGGGATGTCATAGCCTATGAGGTTGTGACCGATTAGTTTAGTTGCTGAAGATAACATGTCGTAACCTTCATCCAGTTGAGTGTTGTCGAACGTAAATACGTCCATAGTATCTACGTCTTGAGCCACGATACAATGAATTTTCGTGGGGTCTAAGCCATCTGTTTCTATATCAAATACTAAGTTACTCATATTATATCTCCGTCAAACTGATCCGTATTATAGTCCTCTAACTCTTTGAGCCTACCTGTCTTGTTATCATACAGTAGGTGTGAGGCAACTCCAACATCTCCAGTGTACCTAGACTTTAACACCCTGACTTTAGTGGTCGAGGCTTCTATGTTGTCTTCTGACTGTTGGTTACGCTCCAATGAGATCACGCAGTCTGATAACTGAGCAATACTTTGACTCCCTCTGAGATGATTAAGCCCTGTCTCGATGCCGTTCTCGTGGCCCCTGTTGCCATCTACTCTACGCAAGTGTGACACTAGTATCATACCACAGCCTGTCTCTTCTACCATAGTCCTTAGCCGATGCATGATGCCGTCAATAGCTTTACGCTCGTCATTCTCTAGAGTAGATAGTACAAGCATGTGCAAGTGATCAACTACAATCCATTTACAATCTAAACCTATGATCATGTAGCGTAGCTTGCTGAAGATGTCGTCAAGATTATTGACTCCGTGGTGTGCATGAATCCAGACACGGCCTTCGTTGTCACCCATGAATACTTTCTTGTAGCAATCATCTAACTCTTTGTCAGTAAACTCAGCCTTAACACTATCAAGGTGGAGCTTAGCGTTAGCTTCTATTGCCATGATACCTTCGGCAGTACGTGACCAGTTCTCTTCAAGGGCTATGACACCTACGTTATCTTCTGTGTTCTCAATCAACCAGTGTTCGATCTCTCTGGTTACAGAAGACTTACCTAAGCCTGTGCCGCCAGTGAGTGTAACTAACTCACCTGCTCTAAGACCTTCTAGCTTTTTGTTAAGCCCCGCCCAAGGATAGGGTATGGCTGTCTTCCTTTCAGACCTAAGCTTTTGATAGGCTCCTAGCTGATCAGATAGATTCAATACACCAGAAGGCGTATAGACTTTAGCATCCCAGAAAGCACTGACATATGCGGCGTGTCTACCTTGGCGTAACATATCGTTAGCATCTTTGTAGTCTACAGGCAACGTCATGATCTTAGCTTTCTTAGGGGTCAGTAGCTTTGCAATTGCTTGCGCCGCTTCCTTGCCATGCTTATCGTTGTCAAAATTAATGACTACAGCATCGAATGACTCAAGGTATTCAAGGCTTTGTTTAACATCACGAACGCCTCCTTGCGCTCCTGATTTTATAGATACGACAGGCCACTTGCTACCCATTAGCTCGTAAGCGGCCATCGCATCACACTCGCCTTCTGTTAATGTTATAAACTTACCACCTGCTTTAAACAGATTCTCTCCAAACAACCCTACTTCCTTAGAGCTTCCTGTCCACGCAAACTCTTTGTTCTGTTTGCGTATCTTAGTACCTGCTAACTCGTGTCCATTGTAGTAGGGGTAGTAGTGTTTATCAATCTTGCCATCTCGTGTTGTAGATCTAACGCCGTACTTCTTAGCTGTAGCTAAGCTTATCTTGCGGTCAGTTAGTTCATTAAACGAGGAGTTAAGATTGGGCGTTGAACTTTGTTCCATCTTGGTGTTCCTTTGATACTCTACGAAGTCCATTACGGTATCGGGTTGTTGCACTTCCGCTGTGCTATAGTTTGGAAAATATTTAGTACAACTGAAGCAGTAGCCAGAGCCGTTATCATTAACTGATACTGGATCACTACCGCCACAGTCAGGGCATGGTAAGTGGAATTTTACAAAAGGCATTCGCCTTACTCCTCAGTTGCTTCAACTTCCTCTGTTGCTAATGCCTCATCCGTGAGGTGGTTAGATTTAAGATTAGCTATGAGTGTAACTGTTGCGGCTTGCATTAAACCAACAGTCAGTGTAGCTTCTCTAAGATTTCTATCTGCTTCCATTAGGTGAGTTAGAACTGCCCTACCCTCGTCTGAGAGTAGGTCTGATTCATAGTTCACATCATCTACTGTTACTGTAGCCATTATAACTCATCCTCCATTGCTGTTTCATAAGAATCAAACTCAGCACCATCAGGCGTACCGACTTCAACAAGCTCAAGAACCTGCATAGCTTGGAAGTCTAAACCCTTAAAGGTTGTACCTTTCCATACTGATTCCCATTCTTTATACTGAACCTTAACACTAGAGCCATTACCAACACGGGCATCTAATGGATTCTTATACTGATCTACTAGCTTTGGTGCTTGTCGAACCATACCGTTAGGGCCTTCGACCTTACGCTTAATTACAATAGCAGGGCCTTCGTCCATTTGTTTAATAGTAAAGCCACGAGCTTTAAAATCTTCTGCTGTTGCTTCATCTACAACTAAGTTGACTGAATACATAGGATCAAAAGTTGTATTCGGAGTTGTTACTGATGCCCAGTATGCTGAGCCTTCTAATATAGCCATGTTACTTTCCTTTTTGGTGGTTAAAAATTTGAATGTGAAGTGTACTGTAGTTTTTATAATGTGTCAAGCTTTATTTGTTACCTATTGAATCCGTGTCCTTGTTGCCGTTGATTATGTCGAGCGTTGTTTCATACTCAGTCTTGTCGATGATGTACTGTATGACTGCTTGTTCCTTCACGCCATACTGCTTACAAGCTACGCTTAAAAGAACCTTACCATCT